ATGACCTCATACACCGACTCCCCCCTGACCCGGCAGCACTCCCACAGCTTTGACCAAGGCAATCCGCTGGGTGAAAAAAACGCCAAGCTGGCCATGTTGCTGACGCTGGCCATGATGGTGCTAGAAATCACTGCCGGCTATTACTTCAACTCTATGGCCCTGCTGGCCGATGGCTGGCATATGAGTTCACACGCGCTGGCGCTGGGTCTGTCCGTCAGCGCCTATGCCGCTGCGCGCAAACTGGCCAATGACACACGTTTCAGCTTCGGTACCTGGAAGATAGAAATCCTGGCGGGCTACACCAGTGCCATCTGCCTGCTGCTGGTTGCCGCCCTGATGGCTTTTGAATCCATACAACGCCTGCTCTCGCCTGCCGCCATTCACTATCAGCAGGCCATAGGCGTGGCAACTCTTGGTCTGTTGGTCAATCTGGCCTGTGCCTGGCTGCTCAAGGACGGGCACCACCATCACCACGGCCATGAGCACCACAGCGATCATCACCATGGACACGACCATGCGCATGGCGACCTGAACCTGCGCTCCGCCTATCTGCACGTGATTGCAGACGCGGCCACATCGGTCATGGCCATCGCAGCGTTGCTGGGCGGCATGCTTCTGGGCTTTGCCTGGCTGGATTCGGTCATGGGCTTGGTCGGCTCCGTGATGGTGGCAATATGGGCCTTAGGCCTGCTGCGCGATAGCAGCCGCGTGCTGCTCGATGCCGAAATGGATGCTCCCGTCGTGCGAGAGGTACGCGATGCCATCGCGCAAGGCCCGCAGCCCGTCCGCATCACCGACCTGCATGTCTGGCGCGTGGGCAAGAGCCACTATGCCTGCATCATCGCAGTCGAGGGCGCGGCCACGGTCACACCCGACTACATCCGCCAGTTGCTGTCGATACACGAAGAACTCTCCCACGTCTCTGTCGAAGTCAACCGCACAGAGCCGGCATAAATAAGTCGGTTGGAATCCGCAGGCTGGCAACACGGGTAGAATCCAGCGTCCCTCCCCGTAGTTCAATGGATAGAACGGTCGCCTCCTAAGCGACAGATACAGGTTCGATTCCTGTCGGGGGGACCAGTAACGCATTGATTTTTAATGAGTCCTGGTGGAAACGGGACATAAGTGGGACATTTCCCGCTTTTGCCCCTCAGACTTTGACAAACGCAGGCCGTCCAGAACGGCGCTGCGTTTTTTTTCGTCCCAACTTCGGCTCAGTTCTGGCAGTCATGCCGCCATGGGGCGACGCCTTCATATGGCCTTGATACAAAAAAGATAGCGTTTGCTTACACAGTAAACTGCGGAATATACTGTACACACATACAGTGTCTGTTAGGTAGCTATGGCGGCAAACAACTCAGCAAGCGAGCAATTTCAGAGTGAGATTGATGATGTAAGCGCATCTGTCCAGGCGCTTTGCGAACTGCTGGCTGCTGCTCAGAACACCAAGGTAAGCGCCGCCTGCGTGCATGCAATCCTCAAGCCCATGGCTCGCAGGCTCGATGTCGTCGCAAGCACTGCGGCAGATGCGCGGCTTGTGCTGAAAACCTCGTAATTTCCCGTAATACAAAATGCAGCGCAAATGCCATGCATTGCGTGCATTGGTGCGGCTTTGAGGTAGGCCGACCGGGTAGTAATTTGCGCCCCACGAAGCGGGCAGGCGCGGCGGGGGCGTCATGGCGCGCCACGGGGTTGAGGGGGCGGCTTCGGGTCTGTCTTGCAGGCCTGAGTCATGGGTGAAACGGTGCCGGGAAGGCTCAGATTGCGGCCTTGGCGCGCGCGTATGGCCGCGCGAATGGGTAGCACGGTACAGACGCAAAAAAGGGCGCCTAGGCGCCCTGATGCTGTCGGGGGTGGATCGTCTTTAGGTTTCGCTGCCCGTCCGGGGTGCAAACCTCACAATGTCCATGCCTGCCCACTCGTTGAATGTCTCAAACAGCCCCTGCAGTGGGACTATTTCATTCTCGTAGAACACCTGCAGCGACTGGCTGGCATTGCCGAAGCCGCCCGTATTGTTGGGGATGATGCCAAGCAGTCCAGGCGGAACGCGATGCGCGGCCAGCACATCGTCCTTGCTCGCGTTCTTGATAGCGCTGAAATCATCCTTGGCGGCAATCTCGCTCACTGGTATCAGCTTGAGGCCTTCGGGCTTGCCGCCTGGGGCGTGGACAAACAGATTGCGGAAGTTGCCCGGCCCCTTGGACTTGCGCAGCTGCTCGCGCAGCTTCTCCACATCCCCATTGCTCACCGCGCTGTCGCTCAGGTACATGATGAAACCAGCGTGGCTGCCGTTCTCGTAGTAGCGGCGCCGGAAGACCGTGGCCGACTCATTCAGCAGCGCCGACTGCAACGCGCTCAGGTACTCGGGCAGGCCGTACAGCTCCTGATTAATGTCGGGCTCGCGCAGATGGAAGACGGAGCCAGGCACAAACTCATGTTCTTCGCGCCAGTTGGGCACGTAGAAATACCGCTTCTCCTGACCCCGGCGCATGTACCGGCTCAGCGAATGTTCAAAACGCATGGTGCGGCCGGACAAAGCGCGGCGGGCTTCAAGGTATCCGTTGCCGAACACCATGAAGTCCGTGGCCCAGGCCTTGAAAGTTTCGCGCGACATCATCGGATGAGGGATGAAGCTCGCCGTCAACAGATTGCGTTTCAGGTAGATGGCAGAGCTGTGGTGCGGCGATGCCCGGAAAGCATCGGCCAGCCCATCGAGCGGAAACGGTGGCTCATACCAGCGGCCGTTAAACATTGCTTCCACGTAGTCCAGCAGGCGCAGCCGGCTGACTGGCTCGGGGTCCCCGAAGGTGAAAACCTCTACCTGCCCTCCCTGGGTTTCAGCCTTGGCCATGGGGGTGGGGTTCTTTTTGGTCATTCGTATACCTCTACAGATGAGCTGCCGCCGTGGACATCCCCGGCGAGTGATTCGTTATCCAGTGCGTGCATGACCGCCCAGGCCAGATCGGCGTGGCCGATGTCGTCCGAGCGGCCGGACTGATAGGTGACATGGCGCTGGCTGGGCGTCAGCACCTTCTTGATGGCCATGAATGCGGCGGCCACATCGGTGCAGTCGGCGTCCATTTCCAGGCGGCCCTTGCTGATGACCTGTTTGGCCTTGAGCACCAGCCGAGCCTTAAGCGCCAAGTCGTAGTGATAGGCTCGCGCCTGCGGGTAGAACTTGATGACGTTCTGATAAACGCCCTGGCCCAAGCCCGTGGTGTCGATGCCCATGAACGTCACGTTGTATTGCACGGTAATGCTGCGGATGTACTCGGCCTGGGCCTCAAAGTCAGCGCCCCGGAACTGCTGGCGGTGCAACAGACGGAACTTGCCGCCCGGCACCTTGGGCGGTGCAATCACCACCAGGGCAGCCGTGTCGCCGGTAAACGAGGGGTCATAGCCAACCCAGACCGGCTGCCACGCAAATGGGCGCATGGCGAGAGGCTTGAAGTCGTCGGCCCATGTCTCCCACGAATCCACCATGCACGCCTGCATCATCTGCAGCGTGAACTGTGAATTGCTGTCGTCGATGAATTCGCAGCGGAAGAGGTTTGAGAATTCGTCGTCCGGGTACTCTTCCAGCAGCTCGGCCAGATCAAACAGATTGCAGCCCAGGCGCAGCGCGTCATCGATGGTCACGATGTGGCGGAACCGTCCATCCGCGCAGCGCAGGCCGTTGGCCAGCGCCTTGTGGCTCAGGTCAATCTGCACATGCTTGGCTTTGTCCCGCCCCCGGTTGCGGTCCTCGCCGGTCCAGAACGAATAGGCCTCATGGCTCTTTGCCGATGGCGTGCTGAAATACGTCTTGCGCCAATGCTTATGCGTGGCCATGGCGCTGGCCACCTTGTTGAGTTCCTTGAAATTGCCCGTCCAAAAGAACTCATCGAAATAGAAATCCCCGCTGCGGCCCTGGGCTGTCTTGGCATTGGTGCCCAAGAAATGTAGCTCGGCGCCATTCCACAGCACCATGGGATCGCCGCCCAGCTCTACCCCCACGTCATTGGCAAAAGCCACCATGTAGTTTTTGAACTGGTGCGCCTGGGCCTTGGATGCGGACAGAAAAATCTGATTGCGCCCCTCTGTTACCGCACGAATCAAGGCTTCACGGGCAAAGTAGAAGGTTGCACCGATCTGGCGCGACTTGAGCAGAATGCGCGTGCGCTCCTTCTGGGCCTCAAACCATCGGTTTTGATACCCAAAATTTCCCGCGTGGAATATCTCAAGCAGCTGCTCTGTCTGCTCGGGCGTGAACTCGTTGCGCTTGGGTTTGCGCTTGGGGGCGGCATTGCGGCGGGCAATGTTGGGGTTTAGGTCCCCTTCCTTGCCGGTTTCTTGGTAGCGCTCCACCCGTGCGGTGCGCTCCAGCTGGCGGCCGAGCAGGTCAATTTCCTTGAAGTCGCCGCCCGTCTTCTCGTCCTTCATGATGAGCTGCACCATGCGCAGCTCAAGCGCGCCGTTCACGCGATCGAGCGGCGTGAACTTGTCCCACTCTTCCGCATCGCGCCAGCCGTAAAGCGTGGTTGCCGGAACGCCCAGCTTTTCCGCTATCAGTTTGGGCCGCCAGCCTTGCCAGTACAGATACCGCGCCACCTGTTTGGGCTGCGAGCTATTGGCCAACACGGCCGCCTGCATGGCGCTGCCCTGCTCCTGGGCCTGGGCGAGCACGAGCGCACCGAAATCAGCGTCCTTCTTTTTGGCGGCTTTGGCCTGTGGCTGCTCGCCTGCAGCAAATGGGGCGCAGTCATCCCCGGTCGGTTTCTTTCGTGCCATGGCAGGCAGTTTTCCGGGCGGGCTCCATCTAAACCAGCACGCGATTACGTCCACCGCGCCGCCACAACGACACCAGCGTGACGCGGCGCAGGCCGCTGGACACCATGAGAACTCACTGCTAACTCATCGCCGGACACCGGCAAACCCATCAGCGAGGCTCATCCATCCATGTCCAAGAAATCCCGCTTCTTCCGCGTCGCCGTCGAAGGCGCAACCTCTGACGGCCGCACCATCGACCGTGACTGGCTGCTGCAGATCGCCAAGCACTACAACCCCAAGGTGTACGGCGCCCGAGTCAACATGGAGCACATCCGCGGCTATGGCCCTAACAGCGACTTCCGCGCCTATGGCGATGTGCTGGCCGTCAAGACCGAAGAGGTGGACATCGGCGGCCAGAAAAAGCTGGCTCTGCTCGCCCAGATCGATGCCACCGATGAACTGGTCGAGCTGAACAAGCGCCGCCAAAAGCTCTACACCTCTATCGAGGTCCGCCCCAGCTTTGCCGATACCGGCGAGGCCTATCTGGTCGGTCTGGCCGTCACCGACAACCCCGCCAGCCTGGGCACTGAAATGCTGGAGTTCGCTGCCAAGAACCCGGACGCCAACCCCTTCAAGCTGCGCAAGGAACAACCCGACGATGTGTTTTCCGTGGCCGAGCCTCTGGCTCTGGAGCTGGAAGACGAAAGCGCCGGCATCGTGGCCAGCTTCAAGGCCAGCATTGCCGCCGCCGTGGCCAAGTTCACCGGCAAGGAAGCTACCGACGACGCCCGCTTTGCGGCTGTGGCCGATGGCTTTGGCGAGCTGGGCGAAAACTTCTCCAAGCATGTCCAGGCTGCACAAGCCTCCCAGGCCAAGACCGACCAATCGCTGCAGGCCATGAGCGCGGACATCGACAAGCTCAAGCAGCAATTCGCCAAGCTGGACAACACCGAAGCCCCCAACCGCCGCCCCGTGGCCAGCGGTGGGGCCGGTCAGCAACAAACCGATTTCTGACCAACCCGCCCAATCCGTCCCACTTCAAGGAACCATTCATGCGCAACGAAAGCCGCCAAAGCTATAACGAATTTCTCGGCCGTGTGGCCCAACTCAATGGCGTCAGCACTGCCGACACCGACAAGGCCTTTGCCGTCGCCCCCAGCGTCCAGCAAAAGCTGGAAAACGCTATGCAGGAGTCCAGCGAATTCCTGCAGCGCATCAACATCGTCCCCGTGGATGAGATGCAAGGCGAAAAGCTCGGCCTGTCCCTGTCCGGCCCCATCGCCAGTCGCACCAACACCGCCGACAAGGACCGCCAGACGCGCGACCTGACCGGCATCAGCGCGCGCGGCTACCACTGCCAGCAGACGAACTATGACTCGCACCTGAAATACTCCCTGATTGACGCCTGGGCCAAGTTCCCCGACTTTCAGGTCCGTGTGGCGCGCATGCTGGCCCATCGTCAGGCGCTGGATCGCATGTGCATCGGCTTCAACGGTGTATCCATCTCGCCGGATACCAACCTTGCGGCAAATCCCTTGCTGCAGGATGTGAACAAGGGCTGGCTGCAGAAGCTGCGCGAAGAAGCACCCGAGAACGTTATGCACGAGGGCAAGGTGGCGGGCAAGATCGTCATCGGCCCTGATGGCGACTTCAAGAATCTGGACGCGGCCGTCTTTGATGCCAAGCAGTTGCTATCCCCCTGGCATCGCAACAATCCCCAACTGGTCTGCATCCTTGGTGACAAGCTGCTGCACGACAAGTATTTCCCGCTGGTCAATACCACCCAAGCACCCAGCGAAACCCTGGCGGCAGACATCGTTATCAGCCAGAAGCGCGTGGGCGGCCTGCAGGCCGTGCAAGTGCCGTTCTTCCCTGAAAACGGCCTGCTCATCACCACGCTGGACAACCTGTCCGTGTACTGGCAGCGCGGCGGCCGTCGCCGCTACATCGTGGAGAACCCCAAGCGCAACCGCGTGGAGGACTACCAGTCCAGCAATGACGACTACGTTGTGGAAGACATCGGCCTCGCGTCCATGGTCGAGCACATCGAAATCGTCGAGGCCTAAGCCCAGCCGGGCCGCCGTCCGTCCGCATCAGGCGGCGGCCTCTCTCCGCAACTACCGGAAAACGCATCATGCAACTCACTCCCGCACAGCGTCACCGCGCCCGCGTGCTGGCTGCGAAGGCTCAGGCTGAAAGTCCGTTCGGCATCGAGGTCCAGGGCAGCGAATACGAGCTGATGATGGCCAAGCTGGCCACCGACAAGCGCACGCTCAAGAACATGGAATCGGTACAGCTCAAGCGCCAAGCCAAGGCCGCCATGCTGCCCGACTACCTGCCCTGGATCGAGGGCGCATTGACCAATGGCAAGGGCGCCAAGGATTTGGTCCTCACCACCACCATGGTCTGGGCCATTGACGCCGGGGCTTACGGCCTGGCATTGCGCATGGCTGCCTATGCCGTGCAGCACAACCTTCCCCTACCCGACCAGTACCACCGCAGCACGGCCGCCCTGCTCATGGACGAGTTTGCGGGCGCCTACCTGGGCGGTCAGTGGAGCCCCGTCAAGCCGGACGCCAGCGGCATGGTGCCCGACGACACCCACCCGGCCGAGCATCTGACGGCCGTGGATGGCATCACGCAAAACCTGGACGCCCCCGACCAAGCCCGCGCCAAGCTCTACAAGGCCACGGCTTATGCCATGTTGGGCAAGGTTCAGACCGCCGAGGAACCGGCGCTAGACGACATCCCCCAGGAAACCCTGGGCGGCGTCCAGGCGCTGCTGGCTCAGGCTCTCAAGCTGGACGCGCAGAGCGGCGTCAAAAAAGACATGGAGCGCATCGAGCGCAAGCTGCGCGCCCTGGCGGCACCACCCCAGGCCGATGGCGCGGCGGCCCCCGCTGCACCGGCAGCTGCCACCGCTGCGCCTGCGCCACGCAAGCGAGCTACCCCGGCCAAGCCTGCAGCCAAAGGCAAGCGCTAAACCCACCGAGCACAGCCCCCGTGCTGGGCGGCTCGCAGGGCCGCGCGAAGGCTTCGGCCTACCGCAACGCCCTGCGACCACCGCCCACTACGTTGGCGCCACATCAGCCCAGCACCATGACCATGATTGCCAACGCGCCGCCCATCATCGTGACCGACCCGCCCAGCAAACCGCCCATCACGGGCGTGCTGGACGCGGGCAGCTTCTGGCCCCATATCGACCTAGCCAAGCTGCGCGACAGCGTGGACGTAGACGGCTCCGTAACCGCTGGCCGCCTCACCCACGCTGCTGCCAATGCCCTGGCCAGCGTCATAAAGGACCTGAGCAACTGGGCTACCGCGCAAGCTGCTGCCGGGTTCGATACGCTTTCCTCTGTCCCGGCCATCGCCATCAACGGCACCAGCGTCAACGTGCTGTGCTTTGAGCGTGCTGTCTACGCCTACTCAAAGGCCGACCTGATCGAGCGCTACGCGGGTGCCGACGCCACCGGCCGCACCGAGCCCGGCGATGAGCGCCGCGAGTTGCAGGCCAGTGACTACCGTGCGGACGCCTTGCGCGCCGTGCGCGACATCCTGGGCGTGGCCCGCATGGAATCGGAGCTGATCTAGCCATGACCATCACCGTCCAGGCACAGCAGGGGGACACCGTGGACATGCTTTGTCTGCGCCACCTGGGCACCACTGCAGGGGTGACAGAAGCCACCTATGCATTGAACCCAGGCCTTGCCGCGCTTGGTTCCGTTCTGCCTCTGGGTCGGCGGGTCATCCTGCCCGACCCACCAACTGCCCCCACCGCACCGAAAACCATTTCCCTGTGGGACTGACGCCTGCTCAACCTAACCACTTCACTGCCATGTCTGAACCCACTTCTGCTGTCGGCACCTTCGCGGGCTACAAGCTCGCCCTCTTCTCCCTGCCGGTCATCGCCAGCCTGATCGCCTTCTGGCTGGGCCTGCGTTTCGTGCCGCTTCGCAGCACCGACCCGCGCGGCGACCTGCTCAACCGCGTCCTGGCCTGCTTGGTCAGCGGCTTTGTACTCGGCGTGCCTGCGCTGGTGCTGCTCATGCAGCACTGGCCGGGCGTCTTTGAGGCTGGGATGCGACTCGCCACCATGGCCGCCGTGCCATCCATTGCGGGCTTCTTCATCATTACCGGCTGCGTGCTGGTGGTCTGCTCCATCCCTGGTCCGTGGATCGTGGCGGGCGTCTTCCTCTGGCTCAAGCGCAGCGAAGGCCAGACCATCACTGAAATGGCCGACCAGCTGCGTGGCGACCTTGCGGGCCATGGCTCTGCGGGCCGCAAGGGAGGTACCGAATGAGCGCCGTTACCTACATCAATGAATTAATCGAGCGCGAGGGCGGTTACGTCAACGACCCCAAGGACTCGGGCGGCGAAACCAAATTCGGCATCACCGTGGCCACAGCTCGCGCCTATGGCTACACCGGCCCCATGCGTGACCTGCCTCACGCCACAGCGCAAACCATCTACCTGCGCCGCTATTGGGTAGAGCCTAAGTTTCATCTGGTCGATGAGGTTTACCCGGCGCTTGCGGAATGCCTGCTGGACTTCGGCGTCCTGGCCGGTCAGAAGACCGCCGCAGCTCAGTTGCAGCGGGCGCTGAATGTGCTCAACCGCCAGCAGGCCGACTATGACGACTTGGAAGATGATGGCCGAATCGGCACCATCACCCTGGCCGCCCTGCGTGCCTTCCTTAAAAAGCGCGGGCGTGAAGGCGGCGGCGTGCTATTTGGCATGGTCGTTGCCCGCCAGTCCGTGTACCTGCAGGAGCTGGCCGAGCGCCGGCCCAAAGATGAGGCCTTCCAATACGGCTGGCAGCTCAATCGCGCCCTGGGTGAATTCCTGGGCGGCAAACCATTCCTGCCAGCATGACGCCCGCAAGCATCATCGCCACCCTCACCCGGCTGGTCGTCCCCATCGCCGTGCTGCTCCTGCTCTACGCCGTGGACCAGCGCGCGGAAGAACGGGGCATGCAAAAAGCCCAGGCCCAGCACAGCGCCGCCGCTGTCCAGCGCCTGGAGTTCTCCATCGAGCGCAGCGGCCAACTGGCCGGGCAGCTCGGCCAGCTTCTGGACCGCAACCAACTGGACAAAGCCAATGCTCAAAAAGCCTTTGAACGCCTTGATGCTGACCTGCGCAGCGGCGCTCTGCGCCTGTCAATCCGCACCACCGCCCAGACCGGAGGCAATCACAGTGCCACCGCTGGGCCTATCCAAGCGAGAGCCGACATTGACCCAGCGGATGCTGCAGCTCTTGTCCGCATCACCGAAGACGGAGACAACGCAATCAGGGACCTCAACACCTGCATTGACGGCTACGCCCAAGTAATGCGCCAAGCCAACGGGGCACAGCCATGAAAAAACCGCAATCACTGCGCAACTTCCTTGCGGGTGCCATCCCTGAGCTGCAGACCGACCCGCAGCGGCTCAAGATGTTTGTGGAGTCCGGCGCCATCGTGGCGCGCAGCGGTGAAACGCTTTCCTTTGAATACCGCTTCACGGTGCGCCTCATCATGCTGGACTTCGCGGGCAATATGGATCTGTTCGCCGTCCCCATACTGGCCTGGCTCAGCACCTACCAGCCGGACCTGCTGCAGAACAAGGAAAGGGCCGCCAAGGGTCTGCGCTTTGATGTGGAAGTCCTGGCCAACGACAAAGTGGACCTTGTGATCGAGGTGGACTTGACCGAGGCTGTCATCGTTAAGGAAGACAAGGACGAGCAAGGCCGCCAGCGTCTGACCGCAGAACACAGAGGCGAAATTTACAGCCCCAAGCCCTACGCAAGCGGCGACTACAGCCTTTACCTGGGCGACAAGATCGGCGCAGAGTGGCACCAGACACAAGGGATTGACTGATGGCCGACGCCCTGGAGCAGCTTGCGCAGTGGGCCACGCCGCTGCTGCAGCGCATGGAGCCAGCAGGCCGCAAGGCGGCCATGCTGGAGGTGGCCATCTATCTGCGTAAGAGTCAGGCCCAGCGCATCGCTGACCAGCGCAACCCGGACGGCTCCCCCTATGAGCCACGCCGCCCCCGTGAGCAGTTGGCCAAGCGCCAGGGCGCCATACGTGGGGAGATGTTCATGGGTCTGCGCAAAGCCCGCAACCTACAGCGCAAAGCCACGGCAGACATGGCCAGCGTGGCCATGAATCCCCGCGTTTCTTATGTGGCCCGTGTCCATCACTACGGCCTGCGCGACAAGGTGGACCGCCGCGACCGCAACAGCCCTGTGGTGAAGTATGCAAGCCGTGAGCTGCTGGGATACACGCAGGAAGAAATCAAGGGCATCGAGGACATCCTGCTGGAGCACGCAACCAAGGGATAAACCACGTTTTCGCGTGCAGGTTGCCGCCACACTGCCCGCCGCTCGCGCGCCCGCGTGCTGCCCGGCACAGTCGGCTGCATGAATTCTGATCCGGCCCTCGCCATTGGCGATATGCAGCGCTTGCTGCACAACATGATCCGCGTGGGGAGCATCCATTCCGTGGACCACGGCGGCACCGACAAGCCCGCGCTGGTGCGTGTCACGTTGGGCGAGCTGGTCACCGACTGGCGCCCCTATCACGAGGCCCGCGCGGGCGGCACCACCACATGGAACCCACCCACCGTGGGCGAACAAGCCACCGTGCTGTCCCCCAGCGGCGACCTGGGCGCGGCCGTGGTCATCGTCGGGCTCAACAGCACCGGCAAGCCAGCGCCCAGCAGCGACCCCAATAAGACCATCACCAAATACCCGGACGGCGCCGTGATCGAGTACGACCACGCGGCCCATGCTCTCGTGGCCACTCTGCCCGGCGGTGGCACCGCCAAGCTGGTGGCACCGGGCAGCGTCACCATCGACAGCCCCCAGGTCACGATGACAGGCCACTGCCTTGTCAAAGGCTCTTTGACTTATCAGGGCGGCATGCGCGGCAGTGGGACTGCCGAGGGCGCCAACGGTGCGGCCGAAATCCAGGGCACGCTGCGCACGACTCAGGATGTGATTGCAAGCGGTGTCAGCCTGCGTTACCACCCGCATGGTGGCGTGCAGACGGGTAGCGGCAACAGCGGCGGACCTATCGGGGGCGCAGCATGATGAACGTCAACACCGGCCGCAGCATCGACTACGCGGCGCACATCAGCCAGTCCATCACGGACATTCTCACCACGCCCATCGGCTCGCGCGTCATGCGCCGGGGCTATGGCAGCTTCATCCCGCAGCTCATCGACCAGCCTATGACGCCCGCCAACATCCTGCGGCTGCAGGCGGCCACAGCGCAGGCAATCATGAAACACGAGCCCCGCACGCGCCTGCGCCGTGCATTTCTCGACTTTGACGCCAGCGGCCGGGCAGTGTTGCAGCTGGAGCGCCAGGACCGTGGGCAGGCATCCACACGCCGCCAAGCAGTGAGCATTCAACCCGCCCAAGGTGCCAACACATGAGCAATGCCCAAATCATTGACATGAGCAAGCTACCGGCGCCCGCCGTGGTGGTGGTGCCGGAGTTGGAAACCATTCTTTCCGCGCTCAAGGCTGACCTCGTGGCGGCCATGCCTGCAGAGGCCCGCTCCGCTGTCAGCGACACCCTCGCCCTGGAGTCTGAGCCCTTGACCAAGTGGCTTGAGCGATTGGCATATCAGCTGGTTGTAGAGCGCAGCGACAGAAACGACAGCGCGCACGCCGTCATGCTGGCCTATGCCCGTGGCAGCGACCTGGACCAGCTCGGCGCCTTCTTTGGCGTCGTCCGCCTCGTGATCGTCCCAGCCCAGCCAGCGGCCATTCCGCCTGTGGCAGCTGTCTATGAGGACGACGACACATTCCGCGCCCGCATCCAGCTGGCACCGCGCGGCTACAGCGTGGCCGGGCCTGTGGGTGCCTATGTCTTCCATGCGAAGACCGCAGACGGTCAAGTCTTGGACGCAGCGGCCACCAGCCCCACGCCGGGCCGTGTCGTGGTTTCCGTGCTCTCCCGAGTAGGTAGCGGAGTGCCCAGTCAAGCCCTGCTCAATGCCGTGTCGGCCGCCGTCAATGCAGACGACATCCGCCCGCTCACGGATGAGGTGATCGTCCAGGCGGCCACCATCGTCAACTACCAGATTGCCGCCAAGATTTACACCTTGCCAGGGCCGGACTCGTCAAGCGTCCTGACCACCGCTCAGCAGCGAGTCATTGCCTATGCCGAATCCATGCACCGCATCGGCCGGCGCCCCACCCTGTCCGGCATCTATGCCGCCCTGCACATCGAGGGCGTGGACCGTGTGGAGTTGACCAGCCCGACCGCGGATGTGGTTGTCGGTGAAACGCAGGCCAGCTGGTGTACCGCTATCAACGTGACGCACGGGGGCATCGTTGGCTGATTCCCTTCTCCCACCCAACGCCACGCCGCTGGACCGAGCGGCCGAGTCGATCATGGTCAAGCACCTTGATGCCATCGACCAGCCGCACCGCGCCCTGTGGAACCCCGACACCTGCCCGCTGGAACATCTGCCCTGGCTCGCCTGGGCCATGGGGGTGGAGGCTTGGCGCAGCGAATGGCCCGAGGCAATCAAGCGGGCGCTAGTCCGCAATGCCATCCAGGTCCAGCGGCAGCGCGGCACCCTCAAGAGCGTGCGCGACACCGTGGCCAGCTTCGGCGGCGCCATCAGCATCCGCGAATGGTGGCAAACCGCCCCCAAAGGCGCGCCGCACACTTTTGAGCTGGTTTTCACCATGACCGGCCAGGACGGCGAGCAGGCCAGCGCCGCATTCGTGCAGGACGTTATGGCCGAAGTCTCGCGCGTCAAGCCGCTGCGCTCCCATTTCACCTTCATCCAGGGACTCAGTGCCCAGGCATCCATCCAGCTTGCATGCGTGGGCAGGCCCGTTGCATACACGCGGCTTGACATGGATGTGGGCTGACCTCAAGGCAACACCAACCGCAACCTATGGCCATCATCTTCAAACTCACCGCTGCAGGGCGGCAGGCGCTTGTGAACGCCGCCCAGAATGGGACCTTGGCGCGCACCCTGGTCAGCGTCGGCGTGACCGCCACTGCCTTCACGCCCACCGAGGCATTGACCACCATCCCCAACGAAATCAAGCGCATCACCACCATTGCCGGGGATGTGGTGGCAAAAGACACCATCCACGTCACCATCCGCGACGATGGCAACCAGACCTATACCGTGCGCGGCCTGGGCCTGTACCTCGATAACGGCGTGCTGCTGGGCACCTATAGCCAAGCCGCTGTGATTCTGGAAAAGTCGGCGGCGTCCATCTTCCTGCTGTCCACCGATTTGCGCGTGCTGGACGGCTCCGTGAACATCAGTACCCTTCAGTTCGGGGAAACCAATTTCATCAACCCTCCGGCGACCACTGACCGCCAGGGCGTGGTGGAGCTGGCCACCGAAGCCGAGGCCAACGGCCTGGCAGATGCTGTCCGAGCGCTCACGGCGGCCAGCGTCAAGACGCTTTTCAATGCGCGAGCATTGGGCGCCACGGTCATCACGGCAGGCGTGGGCCTCACGGGCGGCGGCAGCCTTGCAGCCAATCGCACCATCACCCTGGCCAACACGACAGTGGTGGCGGGAAGCTACGGCAGCGCCACGGCGGCGCCCACCTTCACCGTCGACGCGCAGGGGCGGCTGACGGCGGCCGGTAGCGCCACCGTCACCCCGGCATGGGCCAGCGTCACCGGCAAGCCCACCACCTTGGCAGGCTACGGCATCACGGACGCAGCTCTGGCGGCTCGCACCATCACGGCAGGCACGGGCCTGACGGGTGGCGGCAACCTGACCGCAAACCGCACCATTGCTTTGGCCAACACCGCAGTGACGGCAGGCAGCTATGGCAGCGCCACGACGGTGCCCACCTTCACGGTCGATGCTCAAGGCCGCTTGACTGCCGCAGATAGCGCCACCGTCACCCCGGCCTGGGTCGATGTCACGGGCAAGCCCACCACGCTGGCGGGCTACGGCATCACGGACGCCGCCCTCGCTGCTCGCACCATCACAGCAGGCACAGGGCTGACGGGTGGTGGCGACCTTACGGCCAACCGCTCCATTGCGCTGGCCAACACAGCAGTGACGGCGGGCAGCTACGGCAGCGCCACGGCGGCCCCCACCTTCACCGTCGATGCCCAGGGGCGGCTGACGGCGGCCGGGTCCGCCACCGTCACCCCGGCCTGGGGTAGCGTCACCGGCAAGCCCACCACGCTGGCGGGCTACGGCATCACGGACGGCGCCCTGGCGGCACGGACCATCACCGCAGGCACTGGACTGAGCGGCGGCGGCAACCTGACTGCAGACCGCACCATTGCCCTGGCCAACACCGCAGTGGCAGCGGGCAGCTACGGCAGCGCCACAGCGGCCCCCACCTTCACCGTCGATGCCCAGGGGCGGCTGACGGCGGCCGGGTCCGCCACCGTCACCCCGGCCTGGGGCAGCGTCACCGGCAAGCCCACCACGCTGGCAGGCTACGGCATCACGGACGGTGCCCTGGCCGCGCGCAACATCGTGGCGGGCAATGGCCTGACGGGCGGCGGCAACCTCACGGCAGACCGCACCCTCACCATGGGCACGCCCGGCACGTTGACGGGCACCAGCACCAACGCGGTCAGCACCACCAGCCACACCCATCTGGTCAGTCTGAACGTGGCCGACCTGGGCGATGGTGCCGCCGTCACCATGGCATCGGCCTTGGGTAGCGGTGTGGACCTCAACACGGTGACAGGCCGAGGCATCTACACGCAGAGCACCAATGCCAACGCCACGGGCGGCAGCAATTACCCGGTGGCTGCAGCTGGCACGCTGCTGGTAATTGGGGACGGTGCGTCCATAAGCACTCAGACCTACACCCACTACAACAACGGCGACCAGTGGACCCGCTCCCGCTATAACACCGGCTGGAGTGCATGGCGCAAGAGCCTGACGGACGAGCGCACCATCACCGCAGGCACAGGCCTCACGGGCGGCGGCGACCTCTCGGCCAATCGCACCATTGCGCTGGCCAACACGACAGTGGCGGCGGGCAGCTACGGCAGCGCCACAGCGGCCCCCACCTTCACCGTCGATGCCCAGGGGCGGCTGACGGCGGCCGGGTCCTCCACCGTCACCCCAGCCTGGGGTAGCATCACTGGCAAGCCCACCACGCTGGCGGGCTACGGCATCACGGACGGCGCCCTGGCAGCGCGCAGCATCACCGCAGGCACAGGGCTGAGCGGCGGCGGCAACCTGACTGCAGACCGCACCATTGCCCTGGCCAACACCGCAGTGGCAGCGGGCAGCTACGGCAGCGCCACAGCGGCCCCCACCTTCACCGTCGATGCCCAGGGGCGGCTGACGGCGGCCGGGTCCGCCACCGTCACCCCGGCCTGGGGCAGCGTCACCGGCAAGCCCACCACGCTGGCAGGCTACGGCATCACGGACGGTGCCCTGGCCGCGCGCAACATCGTGGCGGGCAATGGCCTGACGGGCGGCGGCAACCTCACGGCAGACCGCACCCTCACCATGGGCACGCCCGGCACGTTGACGGGCACCAGCACCAACGCGGTCAGCACCACCAGCCACACCCATCTGGTCAGTCTGAACGTGGCCGACCTGGGCGATGGTGCCGCCGTCACCATGGCATCGGCCTTGGGTAGCGGTGTGGACCTCAACACGGTGACAGGCCGAGGCATCTACACGCAGAGCACCAATGCCAACGCCACGGGCGGCAGCAATTACCCGGTGGCTGCAGCTGGCACGCTGCTGGTAATTGGGGACGGTGCGTCCATAAGCACTCAGACCTACACCCACTACAACAACGGCGACCAGTGGACCCGCTCCCGCTATAACACCGGCTGGAGTGCATGGCGCAAGAGCCTGACGGACGAGCGCACCATCACCGCAGGCACAGGCCTCACGGGCGGCGGCGACCTCTCGGCCAATCGCACCATTGCGCTGGCCAACACGACAGTGGCGGCGGGCAGCTACGGCAGCGCCACAGCGGCCCCCACCTTCACCGTCGATGCCCAGGGGCGGCTGACGGCGGCCGGGTCCGCCACCGTCACCCCGGCCTGGGGTAGCGTCACCGGCAAGCCCACCACGCTGGCGGGCTACGGCATCACGGACGGCGCCCTGGCGGCACGGACCATCACCGCAGGCACTGGACTGAGCGGCGGCGGCAACCTGACTGCAGACCGCACCATTGCCCTGGCCAACACCGCAGTGGCAGCGGGCAGCTACGGCAGCGCCACAGCGGCCCCCACCTTCACCGTCGATGCCCAGGGGCGGCTGACGGCGGCCGGGTCCGCCACCGTCACCCCGGCCTGGGGCAGCGTCACCGGCAAGCCCACCACGCTGGCAGGCTACGGCATCACGGACGGTGCCCTGGCCGCGCGCAACATCGTGGCGGGCAATGGCCTGACGGGCGGCGGCAATCTGACGGCAGACCGCACCCTCACTATGGGCACGCCCGGCACACTGAACGGCGCGACCACCAACGCGGTCAGCACCACCAGCCACACGCACGCGATTGCAGCTGCTACAGAGACTGTTAGCGGCGTAAGTGAAATTGCAACTCAGGCGGAAACGAATGCAGGCACCGACGATGCGCGATCGGTTACGCCTAAGAAACTCTCCGGTGTGTTTTCCATTGGTCAGACTTACCAGGATGTGCTTTCTCAGCGCCAACCTGGGGTTGTCTACACCAACACTTCTGAACGGCCAATATTGGTCATATGCCGAGGGCTCGGAACTGCGAACGCCAATGCACGTTGCACGCTCCTTCTATCAGCGAACGGCAGCGAGTGCTCTCATGCCTTCGAGTCCATACACGATCAAGGGATGGCTGTAAGCGGCATCGTCTTTCCAGGCCAAACCTACTCCCTTGCCACTGTGAATGTCACAGTCAATAAATGGATGGAGTACCGCTAATGTCTATGCTCTATTTTTTGCATGATGGCCTCGTGCGTGCCTTTAATGATGGCGACGATCCTCGCTGGTACGAAGGCATGCAGCCTCTGACCGAGCAGCAGGCAATGGAATTCGCTTCAAACACGAACCCAGACTCTGCTGCTGCCGCGTGCAGCCCTGCTCAGGGTCTGGTGGCACTCTTCGCCATCAAGCGCATCACCGAGGACGATGTGCTGGCGGAAATCGCCCGCATCCCTAATGAGGTGGAGCGCTACACCGTAAGAATCGGCTACCAACGCGCGACTACCTGGGAGCGGGGCAGCCCGGCCATGCAGACCATGGCCCAGCTACTGCAGCTGTCGGAAAGTGATCTGGATGAGCTTTTTGCCTACGCCGTAGGCGTGGCGGTGTAGCGAAATCAGGCCTAGGGTGCGGGCCATTTACGTGCAAGTCACCGCCACAACGGGCCGCGCTGGCTCATTCGAGCACCGGGCGCAACCATAGGGGACCAGCAACCCACCCCTATGCAAAGCCCATGTCTCAATCGACAAATCCCAACGTCGTGACGCTGACCGTCACGGAAGAAGCGGCCCACTTCATACTGAGCTGCGTGGCTGATCGCCCCTACAAGCAAGTGGCCCCTCTGTTCAATGAGCTGCAGGCCCAGGTGCAAGTCCAGGCCAACACCCGAGGCGCCGAGAGCGCCGACTCCCCCGCCGAGGCTGACGCGAATGCCAGCCAGGACGCCACCGGCCAGCCCAAGGGCAAGCGCGGCAAGGGCTCTGCCAACGCTGCCGCCTGAGCACCTTCACCCCTTCCATCCCCTTCATTCAAAGGAAGCCACATGGCTGCAACTGAATATCACCATGGCGTCCGCGTCATCGAGACTACGGGCACGGGCGCGGCCATCCGCGTGGTGTCCACGGCCGTCATTGGTCTGGTGGCCACGGCGCCGGACGCCGACGACGAAGCATTCCCCATCAACACCCCTGTGCTGCTCACCAATCCTGCGGGCGGCATTGGCAAGGCTGGCAAGGGCGGGACCCTGGCCAAAGCGCTGACGGCCATCAGCGGCCAATCCCGCGCCCTGACCATCGTGGTGCGTGTGGAAGAAGGCGCCGACATCGCGGCCACCACATCCAACGTCATCGGCTCCGTGACTGCCACCGGCCAACGCACCGGCATCCAGGCACTGCTGGCGGCGGAATCCGAGCTGGGCGTAAAGCCCCGTATCATCGGCGCCCCTGAGCTGGACACCAAGGCCGTGGCCAATGCCCTGGCCACTGCTGCGCAGTCCCTGCGTGCCTTCACCTATGTGGCGGCGCGCGATGCCACGGGCGGCTATGCCAAGACCAAGGAAGAAGCCACCAACTACCGCAAGGAATTCGGCCAGCGCGAAGTCATGGTGTTGTGGCCCAACTTCATGGCCTGGGACAACACGGGCGGCGCTGAGGGCACAGGCGCGGCTGTCACCCTGGCAGCACCCGCCTACGCCCTGGGCCTGCGCGCCAAGCTGGACCAGGAAGTGGGCTGGCACAAGAACATCAGCAATGCAGTCATCAACGGCCCCGAGGGCATCACCGTGCCTGTGTTCTTCGACCTGCAGAACCCGGCCAGCGATGCGGGCTACCTCAACGCCCTGGAAGTCACCACCATCATCCGCCGCAGCGGCTACCGCTTCTGGGGCTCGCGTACCTGCGAGGAACAAGGCGGCAAGTTCTCCTTTGAGAACTACACGCGCACGGCCCAGGTGCTGGCCGACACGATTGCCGAGGCGCACTTTGCATTCGTGGACAAGCCCATGCACCCCAGCTTGGTGCGCGACATGCTGGGCTATATCAACAGCCGCTTCCGTGACCTCAAGACTGGCGGCTACCTGATAGGCGCCGAGGCCTACTTTGACCCCGACCGCAACAGCAAGGAAGACCTCGCTGCGGGCCGCCTGCTCATCAGCTACCGATACACGCCCGTCCCGCCGCTGGAAAACCTCATCTTCGAGCAATCCATCACGGACGACTTCCTGGCCGAGTTCGCGGCTGCCATCCAGGCCTGAGCCTGAAACCATAGGAGCACCAATCAATGGCACTGCCTTTCAAACTCAAAAACTTCAACCTCTTTGGCGACGGCAACGTCTGGCGTGCGCTCATCGACAGCGTGACGCTGCCCAAGCTCGTGCGCAAGGTCGAGGAATGGCGCGGCGGCGGCATGCATGGCCCCATCGAGGTGGACCTGGGCCACGAAAAGCTGGAGCTGTCTTTCAAGGCGGGCGGCTTCCTGCTGGACGGCTACCGCGCATTCGGCGGCACAACGCACAACGCCAACCAGTGGCGGTTTGCGGGCGCCTATGAAGACGACAGCACCGCCGTAGTGACGGCCGTGGAAATTCTGGTCAGCGGGCGCGTGCGCGAAATCGACCCCGGCGACGCCAAGGCGGGCGACGACACAGAGCACACCCACACCATTAGCGTCAGCTACTACAAGTTGACCGTGGACGGCCGCGATGTGATCGAGATCGATGTGCCCGGCATGGTCTTCAACGTGGACGGCCAGGACGTTCTTTCCAAAATCCGCCGCGCTATCGGTCTGTGATCGAGCGCCCCGCAATCCCCATCATCTGAGAACCCATCACCATGAACGAAAACGACACCAAAGACCTGAGCGCAGGCGCCACTCTCGTGGTCGAAGGCGTGGAAGTTGTCACGCTGGACTATCCCATCAAGCGCGGTGACACCGAAGTCAAGGAAATCACCCTGCGCAAGCCTATGGCGGGCCAGCTGCGCGGCGTCAAGCTCACCGAGCTGCTGTCGCTCGATGTGGGCGCCGTGCAGATGATCCTGCCCCGCATCACCACCCCCACCCTGCTGCCCCACGAAATCGCGCAGCTCGACCCCGCCGACATCACCGAGCTGGGCACCAAGGTGGCGGGTTTTTTCGTGCGCAAGAGTATCCGCGCGGAATATCTGACTGCGTAGAGGACGCCATGGCCGACTTGGCCATGGTCTTTCATTGGCGGCCGGCGGATGTGGATGACATGACGCTGGCCGACCTCATGGAATGGCGTGAACGAGCCCGCATTCGCGCCCAACATCAGGGTGTGTAATATATGGGCCATGTCTCCCGACTTCTTCCTCTACGCGCTGTTTGCACTGGCCGCCCTGGTCGTGCTGGGCTTTGCCCTGGCGCCCATCATGGCCGCCACTGGCCTGTGGGCGCACACCAGCGCCGAGGACCACCGCGCCCAGGCCCGCGAAATCGAGCGCCTGCTGGCCGAAAAGGACTAACTCCCCCTCTGCACTCCCGCGCCCAGGCGCAAGGGGGTGCCCATGTCTGACACCCGCCTGCGCCTCATTCTGGAGCTGCGCGATAAAGTCCTGGCGCCGCTGCGCGGCATTCAGTCCGGCAGCAAGGACGCCGCCGCCGCACTCAAGGCCACCCGCGACCAGTTGCGCGGCCTCGAAAAAGCCCAGCAGGACATTGACGGCCTGCGCAAAACGCGCGTCCAGCTGCGTGGCCAGCAACGCGACCTGCAAGACCTACAGGGCAAGCTGGCAGGCAGCAATGCCAGCCTTGTGGAGCACCGCGAACGGCACAGGAACATTGCCGCATCGCTCAAGACCGCGCGCGAGTCACACAGCAAGCTGACCAAGGCATTGCAGGATGGCGCCACGGCAACGCCCGAATTCAGCCGCCAGCTGGAGATGGCCCGCATCCGGCTGCTGAGCAGTCAGACCGCCTATGAGCGCTCAAACTCCACGCTCAGCAAATACCGCACCCAGATCAAAACCGCAGAAGCAGGCATTGCCCAGCTCAGCAGCAAGATCGACAACGGCAAGGACCGCCTGATCGGCTACCAGCAGCGCCTGGAGCGCGCGGGCATCAGCACCGACAAGCTGGGCCAACAATCCCGCAATCAGAAAATCCAGATCGAGGCAGCCACTGCCGCCATGGAGCGCCAAAAGCAGGCACTGGCCCAGCTCAAGGTCCAGCAGGAGCGCATGGCCGCCCTCAAGGCCAACCATGGCAAAGCAATGATGCACACCGGCATGGCCGTGGGCGCTGGCGTGGGATTGGTGGCCGAAGGCCGAGCGATTGCCAAGCCTGTGCAGGCCACGCTGGGCGCTTTCTCCAAGCAGGAAGATGCCACCACCCAGCTGAGCGCCAGCATGATGCAATCCGACGGCAGTGTGTCGGCAGAATTCACCCAGATCGATGCACTGGCAAAACGCCTGGGTGATCGCTTGCCGGGTACGACTGCTGACTTCATCGAAATGATGACCATGCTGCGACGGCAAGGCCTGTCTGCGCAGTCCATTCTGGGCGGCACGGGAGAGGCCGCCGCACTGCTGGGCGTGCAACTGCGCATGCCTGTGACCGAGGCTGCTGAGTTCGCGGCCAAGATGCAGGACGCCACGCGCACCACCGAGAAGGACATGCTGGGCCTGATGGACATGATCCAGCGCACCTTCTACCTGGGCGTGGACTCTGGGAACATGCTGCAGGGCTTTACCAAGATGTCGCCCATCATGAACGTCATTCGCAAAGACGGGCTGGAAGCCAGCAAGATGCTGGCCCCTCTGCTGGTCATGATGGATCAGACGGGCATGAAAGGCGAAGCCGCAGGCAACGCCTTCCGCAAAATCTTCCAGTCGGCCATGAACACCGACAAGATCAAGAAAGTCACTGACGGGCTGAAGAAAGAAAAAGGCATCAGCCTGAAACTGGACTTCACCAACGGCAAGGGTGAGTTTGGCTCGATCGAGCAAATGTATAAAGAGCTGAGCAAGCTCAACGGACTCACCACGGAAAAGCGGCTTTCTGTCATCAAAGACTTGTTTGGAGATGACAGCGAAACTATGCAGGCGCTGGACACAATGATCAGCAAGGGCAAGACTGGCTACGATGAAGTTGTGGCCAAAATGGAAGCCCAGGCCGACCTTCAAAAGCGTGTGGATCAGCAACTGGCAACGCTGACCAATGTACTGGACTCCGCACAAGGCGGCTTCACCAATGTCATGGCGGCGGTCGGCGACACCATCAAGGACGACGCCAAGGATGTGATTAAGGCCATTGGCGACATCACCAGCAGCGTGGGCGGCTGGATCAAGGAACACCCGGCATTGACCGCAGGCATTGCCCGCACCATGGCCGTGCTGGCTGGTCTGATGGTGGTGCTGGGCGCTCTGCTGGTGCCGCTGGCTCTGATCGCGGGCAAGTTCCTGCTGATGCGCTTTCTGTTCCGCATGATGGGCATGCAGACCATGGGATTCACCACAGCGCTGCGCGGCCTTTCATCGGTGCTGTCGGGCTCACTGGGTAATGCATTCCGAGGCATGGGCGGTGCGGCGGGCATCTTTATGCGGCTGCGCGCGTCCTTCACCACTGCATCAGGCGCCCTGGGCTTGCTGCGGGGTACGGCGGCCGGCGCTTTGCGTCTGCTCACTCTGCCGATGCGTGCTTTCCCCATCACCGCTGCGCTGCTGGGTTTTGGCACAGTCATCTACAACGTGGCCCAACGCTGGGAAGAGTTCAAAGGCTATTTCAATGCAGGCCAGTGGGGCGCACTGTTTGCAGGCATCTGGCAAACCGCTGAATCCGGGCTGAACGCTGTCACCTTCGGCATGTACGGCCTGCTGCGCAATGCGGTGCTGTCCATCGGCGGCACGCTGAAAGATTTGTTCCTGAGTGCCATCAACACCATGGTGGAGGGTGCCCGCGCGGCCTGGGCTGCTCTGGGTGGGTCCTTCACTGCGGTGCTGCAGAACATCGGTTCGGCCATCATGAACTGGAGCCCACTGGCCCTCTTCTATCAAGCCTTCGCGGGCGTTATGAGCTACTTCGGCTTTGAGTTGCCCACGCGCTTTAGCGAGTTCGGCGCCAACATCATCCAGGGGCTGGTCAACGGCATCACTAGCAAGCTGGCCATGGTGCGCGAAGCCGTGGGCGGTGCCGCAGATTCGGCCATTGGTTGGTTCAAGGAAAAGCTGGGCATTCACAGTCCTAGCCGCGTGTTCATGGCGGCGGGCGTCAACGTGGGTGAGGGTGCAGCAATCGGCATTGATCGCACTGTGGGCATGGTGCGCCAATCGGCTGCAGCCATGGCCATGGCGGCCGGTATTTCTCTGGCGGCTCCGGTCATCGCGGCGCCGCAATGGGAGCAAGCCACACCGCCCGCAATTTCTCAGGAGTTGCCGCGCGCGTCCCGGTCATTGCCCGCCGTCCTGCCGCCCATCACCCAGCCGGTGGTGGCCCAGGCTCAACCCATGCTGCAGCAGCCAATGGCTTTGCAGGCCACGGTGGCCCAGGTTGCCCCTGTTCCGCCGCAGCCGGTGCCGTTGCAGTCCTTAGCGCCCCAGGTTCCACCAGTACCACGGCAGACCATGCCGCTGCAGCCGGTGCTGCCCCAGGCGCTGCCTGCACTCACCCAGCCGGTGGAGCCCTTGCTGCAACAACTGCAGCCCATGCTGCAGCAACGTATGCCTGTGCAACCGGTCCTGGCGCAAGCCTTACCGGCAATCACTCAGCAGCTGGCGCCTGTGCTGCAGCAACTGCCGCCTGTAGCACAGCAGGCCATGCCTCTGCTGCCTGTACTGGCGCAAGCGCTGCCTGCCGTCACCCAGCCACTGCAGCCCGTTCTGCAGCAACTGCCAGCGATTGCACAGCAGGCTATGCCGATGCAGGCCGACCCTGTGCAGATTGACCGCCGCCCGGTGCTCGCTGCCCCTGCACCTGCAGCTGCGCGCCCTGCTCCTGTGATCCACGGCGACACCATCACCATCCAGATTCACGCCGCCCCCGGCATGGACCTGCAGGCCATCGGCAGGGAAGTGGAGCGAGTGATCGAGCAGCGCGAGCGGGCCAAGGCCGCACGCCTGCAAAGCAGCTTTACAGATTGGAATTGACCGCCATGCAAATGTGTCTCGGCCTTTTTGTTTTCAGCCTCGATACCCTCTCGTATCAAGAGCTGCAGCGCCGTACCTCGTGGAAGCACCCCACCCAGAGCATTGTGGGCGGGCGCGATACCTCGCAATATCTGGGCTATGGCGAGGACATCATCACCATGAGCGGCAGCATGGTCCCCGAGTTCAAGGGCAAGCCCGCCAGCCTGGACGAGCTGCGCCGCATGGGTAACACCGGCTTGGCCTGGGCACTGGTGGAAGGCAGCGGAACCATTTACGGCGCCTACGTCATCACCGAAATGCAGGAAACCAAAACCTTTTTTGAGGTGGACGGCACGGCCCGCAAGATTGAATTCAGCCTGACCTTGCGCCGCATCGACCAGGACGATGAGGGACAGGACGGCTATTCCGATGAAATGGGCGACCTGGAAACATCCGACGCCGTGAGCATGAGCTAAGGGTAAGGCCATGAGCGATATTTCCGACATCCGCGCCACCCTGCCCACGGCCAGCACCACGGGCAGCAGCAACCGCCGCCTGTTTCTTCAGCTCACGCCCATCTGGCGCGTGACGGTCAAGGGTCAGGACGTTTCCGACCGCTTCGCGCCGCGTCTGGTCAGCCTCAACATCACCGACAACCGCGACGGCGAAGCCGATGAGGTGGAAATCGTCATCAGCGACCATGACGGCGCCGTAGAGCTACCCGAAACCGGCGACACCATGACCGTGGCCATAGGCTGGCAGCTCAGTCCTGGCAGCGGCCCCTACCGGGCGCCAACGGCAGACGAAATGGGCGGCTTTCCCCTGGGCCTGGTGGATAAGGGCAGCTACACCATCCAGGCCGTGGAATACAGCGGCGCGCCCGACACCATCACCCTGCGCGGCCGTGCAGCCAATATGCTGGACGAGCTGCGCGCCCTCAAGGACCGCAGCTGGCACAAGACCACCGTCGGCACCATCGTGCGCAGCATCGGTGCGCAGAACAAGCTCAAGGTCAGCATCGACAAGGAAATTGCGCTGCGCAAGATTGGCCACGCAGATCAGGCGCAGGAGTCCGACGCCTCGTTTCTGCGCCGCCTGGGCAGGCAAATGGATTGCCTGTGCAACGTCAAAAACGGCACGCTGCTTTTTAGCCAGGCGCGCAAGGCCCGCACGCCCAGCGGTAAAGAGCTGCCGCCTGTCACCATCACCCGCGATGCAGGCGATCAGCACCGCTGGGCACGCTCAGATCGTGACTCGTATAGCGGCGTCAAGGCCTTCTATAACAACATCAAGCGCGGCACCCGCTCAAGCGTGGTGGCAGGCATCAGCGGTCGGGCCAAGACCTTGCGCCAGACCTATGCCAATGAGGCCGACGCCCTGGCCGCCGCCCGTGCCGAATGGCTGCGCATCCAGCGCGGTATCTATTCCTTTGACATCACCCTGGCCTATGGCCGTGCCGATGTCATGCCGCAGCGGCCGGTGATCGTCAGCGGCTGGAAAAAGCAGATTGATGAAACCGTGTGGATGGTCACTGCCGTGCGCCACAGCCTGAGCAACAGCGGCTACATCAGCCAGCTAACGCTGGAGACGCAGCAGAGTGAAGGTGTGGACGGTGGGGATGAGGCCGAGCAAGGATAGGCGAACCATAGCGAGGATGAAAAAAGGCAGCTGGGGAGCTGCCTTTTGTCTTACCTGATAGTTCAAGGCAATCAAAGCCCGAATTTTTTTAAGATGGCCGGAAGCACTTGAGCCAACAAAACAGCGCTAACGACCCACATGATGATGCTGTTCTTGGCATCGGTCACATCTGACTTGGTAGCGAAATACTTGCTGAACTCGTCCTGTTTTGCTTCGATACGAGTCAGGCGAGTCTCAATAGCTGTCAAACGCTCGCCGGACTTTTCGGCAAGGGCTTCAAGTTTTGCGACACGTTGTTCCATATCTCCATTATCTGGAGGTTCTCCGCCTTTATGCAATGGATGGTTATAGACGTTGGCATAGTCGCGGAAGACTTGTTTGTTACTCACTCTGCGACGCCCCTTTCAGCAGCCGAATTGTCTCGTCGAAGTTCAGAGTGCTTCTGTCGAAGAGAATGGTTTCCTTCATGATCTTGGCGTTTTCGTCAAGATCGGCCGCATATTCGGCAGAGGTGATGAGTCCCTTTTTCATGAGCAGCCGGTTAGTCACGACGCATGAACAAATTGCTGCAAAAGCAACTGACTCCAGCATTTCAAGTGATTGCGGTAGCTGGGGCATCGGCTTAGGAAGCGGTGGCAGGCTCGGCTTACCTGCAGAGTTCTCTGGCAGAGGCGGCAGACTTGGCTTGCCCGCTGAGTTCTCTGGAAGTGGTGGCAGGCTTGGCTTGCCCGCTGAGTTCTCTGGCAGTGGCGGCAGGCTCGGCTTACCTGCAGAGTTCTCTGGTGGTGGCGGAAGGGGTGGATGACTCATGATTTCTACTTCCAACAATCCCGTCAGGGAAAAATCTGCACTAGCGCAGAGGTGGGGCCGGTGGACAGCCCAACGCGCTTGCCGGCAAACTTACCGTCACGCACAGGCTCGCCGTTCTTGACGCTTTCCAGCAACTGACGTGCGGAGTCTTCGCCAAGGGCGTAGGTCAACACCTGAGCGGCCAACTGCAGGTTTTCGGCGTTCATTGCTTCAAAGGTCTCGCCGTCGTCGTCCCTGAAAAACTCCCAATACACGCTCACGCGACCCTTGCGGAATTCAAGGCCAAATTCCGGCCCGCACACGCTCTTGCCGCATTTGTCGGTAAGGAAGCTATAGCCTTTGCCATCATTGAGACGGGTTTCGCTGACCACAGGGCGACCAACAGCGGCGATCATTCCGGCCTCATCCAGTTGAGCTGCCTGCGGGGCTTGCTGGTCTGCCTTGCTGTCAGCGCTGCCGCCCTCCTGCGAACAACCTGCGAGCAGACCCAATGCCAGCGCCAATACGGCAGTAATGCTTGCATTCTTCATCTTGCCCCCTCTCTTGTGTCCGGCGGCCGGGCCGTTGCACGACCCGTTATTTGAAGGCTTGGCTTAGCCTTTGCATGTCGGTGGCAAGCCAGTAGCGGGCTGAGCTGAACGATAGGTGCCGTAAAACTCACACAACCAGCGCGCTGTCTCAATCGATCCTGGCTTGGGGTCGGTCTTGGCGAAAAACTCTAGATAGGACAGACTTTCCCAATCGCTGGAAAGGCTCTTGCGGTCGACTGCGATGTGTGCCCAGTCGAAGTTATTGTTCTGAGGGGAAATGAAGGCCATGCGGATGCGGCTGACCTCTGGCTTTGCAAGTAGCTTGCGCATCAACTGATGTGCATCGGATGCAATGCGGTTCCAGTCGTTCTTGCCGCCCGCCGAAGGGTCTCGATTAAAGCGCACCTCGATTAAGTTGGTGCGCCCGTCAATCTGGGAGGTCACATATACCTGCGCAATGTCCCGGTCCAGTGCCTTGATTCCCTGCTCAGTCAGTTCAAAGTCTTTACTGCTCGGTGCGTCCTGGCCGCAACCAACGAGCAAGCCCAACGCCAGCGCCAATGCGGCGGCAATACCTGTATTCCTCATCTCGCTTCCCTCTTTGATGTCCTTCGGCTTCTGTCGGCCGAGGTTGTATCTCTACGCTGGCTTAGTTGCTTGGCGAAAGAAAGGCCAGCTTGGCAACGGCTTCCAAAGCTGCGCGCCCCTCAGGCGTGCCATTGCGCCATGCCTTCAGCAACTCACGCTCTACGGGGGCAAGCGTGCTTTCCGACTCATTTGTCTTGGCGCCAGTAATTACAAAGAGGACATCAACGCCCAGCTCTGTCATGGCAAGAAATGCAGCTCCATTCGGAGTCTGGTCGCCCTTCTCCCAAGCCGACTGCGTATTGCGGCTGACAGCACATGCCTCAGCCATTGCTAGCTGAGACAACTCCAGGCGCAAACGCTCATCCCTGAGACGCGCCCCCATCTGCACAGTATTTTTGTTGTCCATGTATTGACATGCCAAATAAATTTGGCAAGAATATCCATACGTTGTAAATCACAGTTCTCATCGTACATGACCGCCACCGCCAACCTGCAGACATCCACGCGCGCCGCTTTGGCTGTCGCCTCTGTGGACAAGCCCATTGCCATACGCCTGGGCCAGCAAGAGCTGGACGAAGTGCTGCAACTGGCCCGCGCAGAGGACCGCCCTGCGGGCAACTTCGCCCGCATGGTCTACCTGCTAGGTCTGGCCGTGTACCGTGAGCAAGGCTTTCTGACGCTGCAGGTCGATGTGGCCCAGCCTGCCCGCAGCCGCTGGGAGGCGGCCAGTGGTCTGGTCAATGAAAAGCCGATCGCCATGCGCCTGCCACCTGCCGAGCAGGCCGATGTGGAAGAAATGGCCCGTAATGAATCGCGCCGCCCTGGCAACTTTGCGCGGGCCGTGTTTCGCATGGGCATGCCGATCTACCGCCAACGCATGCAGCAGCGCGCTGTGGCCACACCCGCATTGGGTGCTGTCAGCTATGAGTGAGGTGCCCATGGTCGAAAACGATCCTTTCAATGCAGAGCCCGGTCTGCAGGCGCATCGTAGTTTTGCGCAGGCTGCCCTGGGCGTAGGCGTGCGTAAGGTAAGCATGGGCGTGCTGGAGCCGCAGGCTGTGGGACAAACCGGGCAAGGCTGTAACACCGCGAACGGACAAGCTCAGGCGCCCGCCAAGAAGCAGCCGCCGCTTGTTCTGGAAACCAAGCCCAAGAGCATCCCGCGTGACAGGACGCGCCTGCGCTGCCCTCATTGCAAGTCGCCTTGCAACTCGCGCACCAGCTTTGAAACCAGCGCGCTGACTCGCACTTTCATCTATTGCTGCACCAACTACGAGTGCGGCCATACGTTCAAGGCGGTCATGGAGATTCACTACACGATCTCCCCCAGCGCCACCCCAGACCCGGCAGTGAACCTGCCCATATCAACCCATGTGCGCCGCGACTTGGTGCGCGTGCAGATGGATGTGGCGCGGTCTGCAGAGCATGTGCCCGAGCACATCGAGCCGGTAACGGGCGACCTGTTCGCAGGCATACCACCCGACCCGCCGCGCACCTAGCGCCCTAACCGCTTCCCCTTTTCCACACCGCTGACAGAGCCAGTTTGCTGGCCCTGCGGCCCTTTTCACGCCCAAAAAACCTGAAAGACCGTTGCATGAGCCGCTTTGCCATCACTCACTACGACAAAGACCATGTGCGCCGCCGCATGGTGATTGGTGCGCCCAATAACCTCATGGCCAGGGATTGCGCGGTGCGCATCTATGGCGCCGCATGGTTCATGAGCTGCGTGAGGGTCTGAATGAACGCCCCGATGCGCAATGCCTTGGTCATGCTGCCGCCCAAGCTGGCACCGGCAGATGTGTTGGTGGCAGAGTGCCTGCCCGATACCCCTGCGCAGCCGGGTGTGCTGCTGCCTGGCGCGGTTGAGCTGCTGCGCATCACTGTGGAAGCCTGGGGCCCGCTGCGCGAGAGCGATGCAGTGCCCATGCCGCTGGAGACGCGCAAGCAGTGGGCCACCCTGCGCAAGGAATACCGCAAGCAATCAGGCCGTGGCTATATCGATGCAGAGAACCAAGAGTGGTTCAGCCTGCCCGAAGAGTTGCGCATGGTCATCCTGCTGCTGGCCCAGGTCAGCGGCAACCTGCCGGACCTTGTTGGCAGGGACTGGCGCGAAACGCCCCCGCCCGAGCGCGCAGCCATCAAGGCTGCGACACGCTCGCTCAAACGACATTCCGGCCGCCTCGTCGCGCTGGCCAGCCTCTGGTAGCTCGCCATGGCTGTCTCTCTCATTCCGCGCAAGCGCGTCACCACCAACTTTAGGGAGTGGTTGCGCCATCTGCCCAAGCAGGCGCACGTCAACCAGCACCTGCAGCGGATCATCGAGTCCGCGCCAAAGGAGTGGCAAGGGGCCATTCGTGCGCGCTTTGTCAAGACCGCACCCTGCCCGCCTGCAGGCGTGGCCCTGGATGCTGAGGCCTATGCAAGCTGGGAGATGGGGCAGCCCACTGAAACGCAGCAGGCCTGGACTGCCCTGCAAGAGCTGGCGGACTACGAAGACCGCTATGGCGATGCGCTGCGCCTGAACCTGAGCGATGACGAAATCTGCACCTGGGCCAAAAAGCTGGCCGAGGATGTGGAAGAGTTTGACAACCGTCTGCAGGCACATGCGCGCACTACGCTGAGCTTTCCCAAGCTACAGCCGGTTGACCCGCAAGTCACTTTGCAGGCCCGCGTCAATGCGGTGCGCCGCATCGTGGACATGCTGGGCGTGGAGGTCAGCAAGCCCATCCAAGGCGAATCAGACATTGCCCGCGCCAAGTGCGCGCGCTGGTGGCGCCGCCGCCTGCGCCGCCATATCGCCCGCGTGGTGGAGGCTGGCGCCATCCACATGGGGCTGGTGCATCTGAACAGCGGCGGTTACGTGAGCCACAACGGGCTGCACCGCCGCAAGGGCCAGTTGGCCCGCAATGCCGATGCCTTGGGCCGCACGTATTACAAGAATGAAGCGGGCCAGCATTACAGCCTGGCTGAGCTGTCGGCGCTGTCGCCATCCAACCCAGCCATTCGTGGCGGCGAGTTGATGACGCGCATCCGCGGCGCCGAGGAATATGCCGACGCCCATGGCCATGTGGGCCTCTTCCTGACGCTGACACTGCCCAGCAAGTACCACGCCATGCGGCTGGTGGGCGGCGGTGAAAAGCGCTGGGCCGAGCGCAACCCAAAGTTCAACGGCGCCGATCCACGCGAGGGCCAGCAATGGATGCTTGCGCTGTGGAAGCGTGTGCTGGCCAAGCTGGATCGTCTGCACATCAAGCGCTACGGCCTGCGTGTGGTGGAACCCCACCACGACGGCACGCCCCACTGGCACATGCTGGTGTGGACAGAAGACAAGGCCCAGGCGCGCGCCCTGGTGGCCACCATTCGCAAATACTGGCTGAGCGAAGACGGCAACGAACGCGGCGCCAAGGAAAACCGAGTGGATGTGAAGCGCATGGAGCGCGGCGGTGCTGCGGGCTATGTGGCCAAGTACATCGCCAAGAACGTGGGCCATATCGCACTGGCCGAGCATATGGATGTGGCGATGGGCCAGGAAATCCAGATGCGTCTGGGCCTTGACCAGCCCGACCAGCCCGCCCCCACCGACACGCATGGCATGGCCGCGCAGCGCCGTGTGGATGCATGGGCCGCAACCTGGGGCATTCGTCAGTTCCAAGCCTTTGGCATGCCCAGCGTGACGGTGTGGCGCGAGCTGCGCCGCGTGAGCAAAGACCAGCCGCAGCAGCTTGACCTGTTCTGCCCAGAAACCCAGCGCAGCATTCAGCGCGCCTATCAGGCCTGCCACCGCCACGGCGACGGAGAGAACGCCATACGCGCGGACTGGCGCATGTTCATGGAGTGCATGGGCGGCCACAGCTGCAAGCGCTACGACTGGCTGCTGCGCCCTGCCCGCCGCGCCGCAAAGGCCGGGGCAACCAATATGTACGGCGACCCGCTCACCGTGGGCACGGTGCGCGGCGTAGAGATTCAGCGAGGCCGTGCACGAGGCCACTGGCTGGTGAGCCGCCGCATTGCGTGGTCGCACTGCACAGATATGCCCCAGGCAGCGCACGCCGCCGGCGTGGCTGCAGACGCCGATGGCGTCATCAACAGCGTGGGCCAAGAGACTCAGACACGGCCGGCTTTGCCGGCCGCTTGGACTGGTTTCAATAACTTCACGGGCCGCCTTCAAGGCGCCGCCGCTGAGCAGATTTCCATCAGCGGCAACCGTGAATCAGAGGTCAAAACCAGCCACCTCGACCCAGATTCACCGGCCTTCCAGCGCCAAGCACTGGCCAACCGCTTCCAACAAGCCGCGCACTTCTTCAAAAACGCCCATTGATCCATCACAGGAGGACTCGCCATGCCCGCAAAACGCACAGAACCCAGCCGCGCTGCCATCAATCCGGCCGCGGGCTTCAAGTACACGCGCGCCGAGAGCACCGATTTGGCCAAGCGCTTTGCCGCCATCCGCCGCGAGCAAGCCAAGGCTCAACGCGATGCCGCGGCTGCCGAACTCGCCCAGGCCCAGCAGTCGCTGGAGCTGGAGCCAACCGCCCAGGTTGTCCCACTTTTCAAGCACGCCGTCTAACCCAACCCACATCAGGAGGTATCACCATGGACCAGAACATCACCGCACTGCATAGCTATCGCGCCATCCTCATTCCTGCCGACGCTTCCAACAACTTGGAAGTCCTGGCCGACGCGGGCCTGCTGCCCACCATCCGCGTCAAGGCATGCAATGCCACCCAGGCCGAAGTCAACGCGCATGTGGCCAGCGGCCAGGGCGTGCTGCGTGTTGAGCGCGTGGAGGGCTGAGCAATGAACACGCTGAACCTCATTCGGCTGATCGCCCTCAAGCTGGCCCTGCTTGGCGGTGGCGCCATGGGCTGGGCCTTTGCGCGCCACTACATCGCAGACAGGGTGCGCCACATGGGCCAGATTCTGCTGGGCAAGCAAGACCTGCGCTGCATCTTCTCCATGCTGGAGGTTATGCAAGCCCGCCAGAGCGCAAAGCGTGTGTATCTGTCCGGCCCCATGAGTGGCCTGCCAGAGCTGAACTATCCGACCTTCAACGACAAGGCTGCCGAGCTGCGTGCGCGCGGCTGGCATGTAGAGAACCCGGCAGAGAACCCAGCCCCGCCCTGCGGCTCCTGGCGCGGCTATATGCGGATGGCCCTGTGGCAGCTGGTGAGCTGCGAGGCCATCTACCTGCTGCCCGGCTGGGAAAACAGCAAGGGTGCCCGCCTGGAATACAGCATTGCCCAGTCCCTGGGCCTGGAGGTGATCGAGGCCGCCATCAGCATCCACATCAACAGCACGAACAAGGCCGCAGCCTGAGAACGGGAGAAATGAACATGAATCAATCCAATTGGGTCACCATCGCAAAGGCAGGCGCAGAAACAGGGCTGCCGGAATCCTTTTTCAACGAGCGCACCGGGCTTTCCGGCATCTGGCCAGAGGGGCCAGTCTGGAAGTGGTTTGAGGGCCGCAAGCTCATCAACATGAACGGGTTCTATTCGCTGGTTGACAAGACGCCCAGCGTCCGCAGCAACCGAGGCCGCAAGAAGGCAAAGACATGCCAAGAGCAGTAGCCAAAACCACAGGGGTGATTGTTCGGGAGTCACACCTGCAGGTCGACCTGCGCGCCCAGGGCTTCGGGCGCGAGCGCCTGGACTTGGCGCCGACGCCAGCAAATATCCAGTACGCAGCCCGGCTGCGGCTGGAGATTCTGGCCAAGATCGAGCGCGGGGCATTTGCCCTGGCGGACTACTTCCCTGAATCGCCTCGCGCCGTCAAGGATGCGCAGTCCCTCACCTTCAAACAGTTGGCCGGTGAGTGGCTGCGCGTGAAAAAGCCGCAAGTGCAGCACAGCACTTTTCACCACTATGAGCAGACCTTGACCAGCTACCACTACAACGAGCTGATGGAAATGCGGCTGGCCAGCCTGGACTACCGCACGTTGATGAAGCTGCTGGCGGACTTCCCGTCCAATGGCAAGACCTTCAACAACGTGGCCACCGTGTTGCGCCAAGTGCTGGAATATGGGTTCAAGGCCAAGCTCCTGGCAGAGCCGTTGCATGACCATGTGCAGATGCGCCGCCATCAGAAGCCAGGGCCGGACCCGTTTCCGCTGCATGAGGTCAATCAGATCATTCAGTCCATGCCTGCCGGTGAGGCTCGCAACTATTTCGAGCTGGCTTTCTTCTCGGGCATGCGGCCGTCCGAGCAGATTGCGATGCAGTGGAGCAAGGTTGACCTCAAGGCCGGAAAAATGCTGGTCGATGCCGCCAGGACGCGCGGCGAGGAAAAAGGAACCAAGACGGGCAACACCCGCACGGTGGAGCTGACTGCCACTGCTCTGGAGGCATTGCGCCGTCAAAAAGCGAGCAGCCACAGGAATGCCGTCTATGTGTTTGAGACTGAGCAGGGCAAGCCTTTTGGATCCACTGACATCCCGCTGGATTCATGGTGGCGCCCAACGGTCAGCGCGCTGGGGCTGCGCTACCGCGATGCCCGGCAGACCCGCCACACCTTTGCGACCATGTGTCTGATGGCAGGCATCACGCCGGGCTGGGTGGCCATGCAGATGGGGCACTCCATAGAGATGTTTTTCCGCGTATACAGCCGATGGATTCAAGGTGCAGACCAGGGCGCAGAGCGCCGCAAGCTGGATGCATTTATTTCGGGCAGTTAGTCGGCAGATGCCCACATGAGGCACTTTCCTCAAAAGTACCCACTTACTTGTCAACCTCTGAAATGCTGTATAAAAATACAGTATGACAGTCCGCATTTTCATCCTCCGCGAACTTGGCCGCACCCATGTGCCTATCGGCATAGCTGGCAAGCTGGTCGGCCAGTTATCGCTACAACACGAGCGCCCGAGCCCGTCCGATGAGCGCAGTGTGGCGGTGCTGCAGGTTCTGGACGGCGTTCACATATACCCGTCGCAACGCAGGAAGCTCTATGAACCGAAGCTGATTGAGGCCTATGCGGGAATCCTGAAATTCTCCGGCCTGGAATACGTGGACGGCGCTTGGTACGCCCAAGAGTGGCGCTGTGAAATACACGAATGATCGAGGACAGTCACCCCACCCTCTTGCGCACTCCTGCTAAGTACGGCCTTCCCAAAGAACGCATCCTGCCGTCAACTCCCGCCGAATACACAGCAAAGGATGTAGGCCAGGGCTGGATGCTTGTGGTGACAGCCCAGGGTGGGCTGGTTTACTTCGGGCCTGGGCCTGCCAGCGTGGTGCGATCGCCTGCGCCGTTCTAACCGCGGTCCGATACCATTGGCTTATTGATCTGACAGACAGCCGCGTTTGGTATGTCGTCCAAATCCAGTTAGGCGGAATAGGAGGCTAAGTGACAATCACATTTGAGAATGCGGCGGAGAGGCATCTCGATGAAGTCCTCGCTTGGTTGGAAGCAGAGGAATCGAGCACTGGTGGAGGCTTTTACTGCAACCGTAACGTGATAGCGAAGCGATTCAATCAGGGCTCTGGAATCTGCGCGATCCTCAATGGGTCGATTGTTGGATTTTGCGTATTCTGGATATACGAACTTGAAGCCGACATTGGCATCATAGAAGTCCATCCTCAGTATCGAAGGCAATCTATCGGCAGTCAGTTGATGTCAGAGGCAGTCGAAAAGCTGCGCACAATGAATGCGCGATTCATTGATGTGACATGCACAAGCCCAGCAGGAGAGGCACTCTGCAGGGCAAACGGTTTTGAGGACTACACCGATCCGAAAAATCACAGAAATGCCTGGGATGACCCAACTCTTCGCCGCTACTTGTCTGACTGGAGACCCCCAGTAAGGCCACCTTGGTACATGTCGTAGGGAGGCTGGCGACATCGGGCCAAAGCCTTTTTTGAGCGGGATATATCCTGAAGAATGCACCTACAACCGTGGGACATGACATGGGACATGAGGGCAAAAAAGCAAGGAAATCGGCAGCAATTGGCTAGAGGCAAAACAGCAAAAACCGAATGATTTGAGTTGAATAATTGCCTGAACGGGTTCGATTCCTGTCGGGGGGACCAAATTCAAGGCCGCGAAGGTGCATAACCTTCCGGCCTTTTTCTGTTTCCCCTCTGTAGACCTCAACTCGAAGTGCGCCGAAGTCCGCAGAAGTGTGCCGCAATCCGAGGGTGTCTGGGGGCATATTTGGGGGCATAAATTTCAAAAGTGGGGGCACATTCAAAAATGTCCCCTGAGCAGAGCAGCGCCATAGGTGGTGCCATCCACCCTAGCCCACGCAGTACCCCCCCTCCCCAAAACCTGCGCACGTAAAAATTTCACGAACCAGTCGGTTTCCGGTCTATGCGTTTGCAGACTTTCTAGCCCCCCCTACCCTACGTGCCCGCACCTAACCCCCAGGGGGTAGTTTTTCTTGCCCATGAATTGCCGCCTAGGCGCTCGGTTTCCGCTGGTATTGAGCTGAGGCTTTCCTCCACCCCTGCCTCATGCAGTAAGCCCCCTACTCCATTTTTCCCGCATTTTGCAAACGGAGAGTACCGGTCGGTCTAGGTCACGTGGGCCTGCAAATTTTCGATAGCCCTCCCCATTGATTCATTTCAGGCATGAATAGCTACCACCGCGCCGCGCACTTTCTTCGGGGTATTGACCAAAAATCTTGGGGACATTGGGGACAAACGCAAAAATCTCACGTAACCCATTGACCCTATTGAATAAAAATGTCCCCAAAGTGCGTTTGGGGACAAGCCTTTTTGCTTGGGGACATTGGGGACAAATCACCAGTTTTTGAGGACAAACTGCATTAAAAGCCACTCATGAGGCGCATTTATGATCTAAGGCAAGCGCGACACCTGTTTTTCTTGGTGCGGCTTTCTCGCTGGCCTTAGCGCACTCGTTCCGGATTATTTATTCCATCGCGGAATTAAATCCCCCTGCGCCCCACACGGCGCGCCCGGTCTCGCACCTGGCCGCATAGTCGTCAGGCCGCTGGGTCAGAATCGCAAAGGCTGGCCATGCCATGCAGACACATGAACAGGCCCGGCCACAGCCGGGCAAAGCAACGATGGGGAGCCTGTTGCTACGCACAGGCACCCCGGCCATGCCCATGCATGCTGCAGATAGCAAAAGGCCCAGGGCGTGAGCCTTGGGCCTTTGTATTGCTATGCCGATGCATGGCTGCTGGCGCTGGCGACTGGCTATATGTCCAGCTCCATGATGGCGGGGCTGATGCGATAGCACCAGGTAGGCCCCATGCCAGGCAAGCGCGGCTTAGCATCGACCTCGCGACCCTTGTCGGGCTTGAGGCAACCATGCTGCAGCAGCACCTTGCACACCGCCTTGTGGTCAAAGCCCCGGCATATCTCGGTGCGGAACACTTCGGGCAGCACAAAGTATTCAATGCGGGTCTGCTCGCCATCAATGGCCGTCAGCTCGTCGTATATCTCTTTATCGGCGCGCGGCGTGTAGACCGTCTTCTGCATCTTGATGGGCTGTCCCTCTTCATCAATCAGACGCCGGAACCCGGCCCGCATCAGCGTCTTGGCATTGTGGTCATCCATGGCCCTGTGCCACCAGGTAAAGCGCCCCTCGCCGTGCGCTTCCAAGAAGCCGCGCACCTGGCGCAGCATGGCCTTCACCTCACCATTGCCAACACCACCACGAGCCTGCAGCCAGGCATCAAAGCAGGCCTTGGCCGCGTCTTCGCTCTCACCTTCATCCCAGCCCGTTAAGCCCGCCTCAGTAGCCAGCGCGCCCGCCACACCCACCAGGGCAAAGCGCGCGGCCACGCGGGCCACCTGGCCACTGGCACCGCTGGGCACCCAGGCATAGGACAGAACTGCAGCCGCATCACGCACACGCCGGGCCAAGGTATCCGAATGCTGGGCCGCCCACTGCAGGAAGGCATGGCCCACAGCACCATGGCACTGCCCCGCCTCACGCGCCAGATGGGAAGAGAAGGCCGCACCATCACCCAAGCCATGCAGACACTCAAACGCGCCCATACCAGCGCCAGCATCAGCGGGAATATCGGCCATGCGCACCTCTTGCCCTGTGCGTGTTCGCTTGCCGCCCTCGGCCATGTGGTCGGCCAGGCCCAGCTCACCCGCACTCAAAAACAGCAAGCGCCAGGAAAGGCGGGAGCGTGCTGCACCGTTACGCGTGGCGCGCGCCTTGCTTTGCTCATTGGCCAGCATGTAGGCGCACTCGCCCGCCACCTTGCCTTCAACCTGCGCCAGCTCATCCAGTATCAGCAGGCTATCGCAGTGCTGTGCAGCAATAGCCTCAAGCGCGTTATCCGTGGTGCGCCAACGCTGCATATAGCTGGGGCCACCGTACACGCTGGCAGCCAGGCGCAGCGCCGTGGTCTTGCCACTAGAGCTATCTCCCCGCAAGTGAAACCCGCCAGATTCCATACCCGCAGGACGCAGCAGCGGCCCCGCAAAGGCACAGGACACCGCAAACACTAAGCGGCTATTGCCAACGCACAAGCGGCCTATACGGTCTGTCCAGTCCTGCGCCTCGCGCTTGATACGGAAGGTGTTTTCCATCTGGTTTTCAGACTGGAACACGATGCGCTCAGCATCATCGCCAATGGTTTCATGCGGCAGCACAAAGGCGCGGCCATGCCAGCCTATGCGGTCTGTGCAACTGGCGAACTCTTCGGGCTTGCGCGTCTGTATGTACTCGGTCAGCCGGTTGCGCGCTGCTGGCGCTGTGGCAATGCGCAGGCCCATATTCAGCAGAGCGGCTCGGTATTCGCCACCATCCCCACTCAACATGCGCGCGGGCATGGCCCACTGCTTTGGCACACCTAGGGGATCAGCAAAGGTCAGCAGATAGCCCCAGCCTGCGCCCTCTTGGTTACGCGTCAATGCCTCCACATGCAGCGCAGAGCACAGCCACAGCGGGCGGGCCGGGTTGCCGTCCTTGTCACGACCATGAAACCACACACCGCCGTCATCCAGGGTAAAAGGATCATCCCAGCCAGGCGCATCGTCTGGATCATTTGCCTGGCCTTTGCGCTTGCCGCCGCGCCCGCCACCATTGCCAACGCCTGAGGCAGAACTACCAGAACCACCAGCACCAGAAGAAGGCAGGCCAGCGCCACCACCTTGACCAGCACCAGCATCATCGCCACCCGTCCTGGCATGCAATGCATCAATGGCTTGCTGTACACACGTCTGCACAGCCTCTAGGCCGTGCGCTTGGTGCATATCGTTGAAGTCTTTGCCGCCGTCCGGCAGCTCAATAGGAAACACGGCCACACCGCCCACAACGCGCGCCACGGCTTCGGCCTTGTCACGGCCAGGGTTGCGGCCTGTACGGGCTTGCGTGCCCGTATCGTCATCACCGCACACCACCACCAGCGCGCCCGCGTGCTGCTCCTGCAGCGCCTTAGCTACATGCATCAGGTTGCCAGCATCAAACGCAACCACTACCGGCCAGCCTGTGGCCATGTGCAAGCTGGCCGCCGTGGCATAACCCTCAGCCACCAACACCACCGCAGCGCCAGCCAGATCACCCAGCACATGCCACAGACCCGACTTGCGCCCACCCTTGCCCAGGAACTTGTCTGTCCCCTTGGCTGGCTTGACCGGCGCAATGCGCTGCACATTCCACAGCCGGCCATCGACATCGCGCAGCGGCACCAACAGCCAGCCATCAGCCCAGTAGCGCACGCCAAAGCCTTGTACACCCTTGCGCACCAGGTAAGCGCTGGAGCCGATTTCACTGGCACTAGCCCACAGTGCCACAGCATCGCCCGCTGCTGTCTCTTGCGCGGCCTGTATCGCGGCATCCTCGGCCTGCAGGCGCTGGGCTCGCTCCTGCTCTTGCTGCTGGCGCTGGGCAGCGCTCACAGGCTTGGAGTCTTGACCCTGGCGCGGTAGCTTGAAGCCGTGCTGCTTGGCCAGGTAGAGCAAGGTAGACACACCCACACCGCCCCCAGCCTTGATGCTGCGCCAGGTGCTGCCCACGGCATTGGTATCAAAGCCGCTGCCAGCGCCCGCCTCGCTCCAGTCGCTAAAGAGCTGCAGACCCGTATCGTCTGGGTACTCGCTCTTGATCGCCATGCCCACGCGCGCCCATTCGTCGCGCGGCAGGTTCGCTGGCACAAAGCTCAAGGCATTGCGCAACAGCTCGGGAGTGATTGTGGTTTGAGACATAGACATTCAATTACGGACGCCAGGCCAAAGGCCGCAGCAACTCCAATTCCGCAGCCTGCGCATAACGCACGCTGTCGCACAGCACCCCAGCCTCTATCTGCTTTCGGTGCAGCGCTTCCATCAAAGGCAGCAGACGCTCAACACTCTCAGCAGGCAGAGCCTTCAACGCCTTGAACACATCGCCCAATTGGCGGTCAGCATCGGCACTGGCCATCAAAAATTTCATGCTCCGATCAGCAATCAGGCCACCAACATCACCAGGCGCAACATCAGCCCGCTCGAAGAGCGGCTTGAACAGCTCCACGTTTTGGTACTCCATCCAAACTTGCAGAATCTCGGCGCGCTCATCCTTTTTCATCGCACCCGCTCTGACGTTGGCACCACTCACCACACGCTTGTATTTATCGGCAAGCTGCAGCCGGTAAGCCACCGACGGCGATGCAGGTAGCGCAGGCACTGCATAGACGGGTTGATTCGCTGCGTCCTGCTTCATGCTTGGGCACCTCCAATACGCTCCTGCACCCAGGTCAACACAGCCGACTCAGGCCAGGCAACCATGCGACTGGTGACATACACGCAGCGGGGAAACTTGCCCTCTTTCATCAACTTGTAGATGGTGCTTTTCTTGCACCCCGTAGCGGCCTCCACATCAGCCAGGCGCAACAAGCGATCACGGGGAACCACAGGGCGGGCGGAATGAACTACTTGCATCACAGACCTTTCAACGCCATCAACGCCAGCGCACCAACACGGAGCACCTTGAACGCAGACAGTCATTGAGGGAAAGTTTTTACGGCATGAGGTACGGCAGTCGCCCGGCAGCAGTCCGGCAAAGTCCGTATAGAGCACGGTGAACACTGGCGAACAACCAGATCTGCAGGACGTTGCCGGGCAAACTGAAGGGCATCAGGCAGCTTTACCGCCACGGCCACCCATGCCACTCCAAGGCGTTGCAGGGGCTTGCTGCTTTTCTCCCGTCGCTTGGTTGAAGCCGTGCTTTTTCAGCAACTCCCCCACCGTAGAACGCACAGCTCTTAGCTCGCCCGCTAAGCGGCCCAATGCACCGCGCCCCTGCCCGGCCTGATGCTCTTCATGCAATCGAGCCGCCAGGATTTCCACATGTCCTGGCAACCACACTGGGCGCTTCTGAGCTGCCACGCTGGCGAACTGCAATCGATACCGCACCAAGGAAGGCCAATCGATCACGTCCTGAACCTCAATAGCTGGCGCTGTATCAGCAACGACATTCGACTGCACCGCAGCAACTGCACGACCCCAGCCCCAAAGCTCGTATGCAACAGAGACTGGCACCGCCAAACGGCTCAGAGAGCGCACAAATCGCTGACACCGCTCCTTCCAATCCCCAAGGTTGATGTAGTAATCCTCGCGGTACTTATCCTCCCAAAGTCTTGGCAATTCGTTCGCCTTCGCTACTCCCTTCATTGCCTTGCAATACTCCACCCAGCCAGCACGGTAAAAGGGATCAGCATTTGCCACATACCCCGGCCAGGATTCAGCCCACACGTCAGCCATCTCCCTAACCGTGCCCATGGAGTAGGTGTGCCCATATGAAAACGGCATATCCCCCCAAACATCAACAGCCGCAGGGTTCAGCTTGTCGCCAAGAGATAGTGGATATGCGTAGCCCTCATGGTTGAGCAAATACAGCACTTGACGCCGGTACGGTGAGTCCGCCTCATCCCATTGAATCAATGGACTGAAAACGGCGTACACCGATTTATCCCTCGGCCATTCCTTTTTGAAAGCCATCCAGTGCAGTGCCTCATCAAGCCGCAAGAGTCGATCATTGACACCAGGGCCACAGCGCTGCAGACCGTAAGGGCCAACGACCTCAAAGCCTTCTTCCGGCTCGATCTCCGCGCTACCTGCGTCTTGCTCAATGCCAGCCTCCATATGCACACCTCTTTAAAAGAAAAACGCCAGTACTGTGTACACGTATGCACAGTGCTGGCGCTGGTTTACCGACTGGCAACGCGTGAATGCAGGTGCGTTGCCATATCGCTCACAAGCCGCAACCCATTGAGCAAACTCACCTGGTTGGAAAGAAAAAACATCAGGCGCGGCAGATCATCTGAATCCTGAAAACTCCCTGAGTCAGCATCTGCAGCAACCAGGCAGCCGATACCTTCAGTCAGATCCTCAAGCTGCATTGCGAGCGTGCCCGCAAACTCAGACACATTGCGCTCAAGCCAAGTCAGCTCTTTCTGGGTCAAGTGAGGTGCAGCACGTACCAGAAGCAAATCCAGCAGGACTCGCAAACTGAACGGAGACATTTGTTCAGCCTCTGGGGCTGGTGCGCTCTTTGTCATTGGGCACCGCCTTTCTCAATGTCGCTACGCATTTCTGCATAGGCGCAGTCGGCAGAATCTGCGGCATCAGAAGCAAGATAACGCCCGATTTCAGCCAAACGTTTTGCATGCAGGCCAGCATCTGGAGCGTTAGCGATGCACACGAAAAGGTGTTCAAGCCAAGTCAGGCCCTCACTGGCTAAACGGATTGATTCCGCATGCATGGTCATGGATCGCACACTCAT